CCACAATGAGTTTTACCGCCACTGGTACTACAACAGTCACAGTTGTAAGCACCGCTGCAGCTCCGTTGGCTGGTGTTCCTATGGACAGCGCAACTAAACCAACTGGCGCTACCATGGCTTTGACAAAATCGAAAACCAATCTTCAAAACTGGCAAAACGTTGGCCTTCCTAAAGGCTGTGTTCCTACTGTTGGTCAGGCATTCATCGCTATCGCTTCTGGCGATAGTACCCAAGGTGGAAGCACTGGAACCGTAGCTGCAGTTGGCGTGGCCAACGCGCAGATCGTGCAAGTCGTTGGTGATCCCAATCAAACTATTAGTCGCGCACCACAAGGTGGATCGCCCAACTCTGGTGGATTGATCTTGGTTCAGTTTTTAGCTGCCACCAGTTCAAGCGTCACTACTCCAGTCGCAACCGCTCCTACTGATGGCGATGTCATCGGCATGAGCTTCTATGTCGAACAAGGTTCAATCCAAATCGACGGTGAATAGTTAGCAAATAGCTACGGCTGAAAGCAATAGCGTATTCCAGCCTCAAGTATTCGCTTGGGGCTTTTTATTTTTTGGAGATTAGATGTCCATTCCGTACATGCCAGCCAACATAGTTCTTCAGACCGGCAATGGTCAGAACTTCCTTACCTGGGATCAAGTTACTGGCGCTACCAGCTACTCTGTCCAACGCTCCACTGATGGCATCAACTTCACAACTGTTGCTTCTCCAGGGACCAATAGCTATTTGGATTCTGCAGTTTCAGTTGGAACAAGCTACTACTATCAAGTAGGCGCTACCAACACTTCTGGAACTAGCCCATACACCGCGTCTTATCCATTAAGTATTACGCCATGTCTGCCAGGCCAGATCAATCTTGGTTACATCCGTTATTTGGCGACACTCAGAGCTGACAAACTTAATTCTCAGTACCTGACTGTGGATGAGTGGAACAGCAACATCAATCAGAGCATCTATGAACTTTATGACATCTTAGTCACCAAGTTTGGTGATGACTATTTCTTTGCACCACCACTTCTGGTAAGTCTCACTGGCTTAGATTTTTATCCGCTTCCTAATGGCGGCAACTATCCCTTAACTGGCGGTGGCTTTGCTCCAGCGATCTACAAGCTCAACGGCGTAGACGTGAACATCAGTGGCGCGTCCACTGGCCCAAATGCAGGCTGGACTCCTGTTGCCCGTAGCAATTGGTCTGACAGAGACAAATATACAACTTTCCCTGGTCAAGCAGGCGCGTTGAATAACGTTTACCAAATGTCCTATCGGGAAATGGGTAACAACATCCATTTATTCCCAGCCAATTCAAATCAACTGATTCGCCTCTGGTACGTGCCAGTTATGACCCAGCTTCTACAAGACACAGACATGCTGTCATTTAGCATTTCTGGCTGGGTTGAATACGTGATCGTTGATGCAGCGATGAAAGCCATGATTAAGGAAGAAAGCCTTGAGAAGTGGAACGCGCTGAATGCTTCCAAACAAGTTCAAATTGAACGCATTGAAACTACGGCAGCTAACCGCGATGTAGGCCAAGCAAACACAGTCTCTAATACTCGTGCAACTATGGGTGATCCTGGATTCTCCAATTGGGGTAACGGATTTGGCGGCGGTGGTTTTGGCGGCGGCGGATCGGGTTACTAAATGGCGGCACCACTTTCACCAAAACTTGATTGGTCCCTAGCTAATCCACTTTGGGCAGCGGCACTCAATCCAATCATTGCAGCACCACAGTCCAGCGCAACGATTCTTAAAAACATAAAATTGGCCAATGGGACAACTGTAATAAGCCATGGTCTCGGAAGAGACATGCAGGGCTGGTCAATCGTGGACGTAAACGGAGCAGCTACGATTTACCGTAGTCAGCCCATGAACGCGCTAACGCTGACGTTGATAAGCAACGCGGTAGTCATAGTCTCAATTGAGGTATTTTAAATGTCAGTCATCACACCAAACATGAAACTGGTTCAGCCTACTATCGGTGTCGATAGCGGCCTGACGTGGGAACAGGCAGTCAACGCCAACTCTACCATTGTAAATGGTCACAACCATACTTCTGGGAATGGCGTACCTATTCCACCTGCCGGTCTGAACATCAGCTCAGCCCTGACGATGCAGAACAATTTTTTGACTAACGCTGCTGGTATTAGCTTTACGCCTCAGAACACCACGCCACCGATCAATACGATATACGTCAATGGTGTCGATTTATATTTTTACGATGGCAACGCTGACACGCCCATTCAAATCACCAAGAGTGGTTCTGTAAATGCTACTTCTTCTGGAATTAGCTCTGGAACGGCATCTGCTGCTTTCAGTTCCGGCATTCTTGTCGTCGATTCGGCAAGCAATACGCCAGCAAACATCAAAGCTGGTTCTATTCTCATTGGTCAAAACGTATCGGGATCAAACTTCATTACTTTGCAACCACCTAGCGCACTATCCAGTGGCAGCTATAGTCTCGTTTTGCCAGCAATCCCTGCATCTTCATTGTTTTTGACTCTGGATACCTCTGGCAACATTGCAACTGCTGGAAGTATTCAAGGTACTCAAATCGCCTCTAGTTCTCTGACTGGATCACAGATGGCGGCAGGAACTATCACTGGTACTCAAATCGCCAACGGCACAATTACTCCAGCAAAATTATCAACTGTAGGATATACGGCTGGTGGTTCAGTTACAGTCACCGCCGCCGCAAACACGCCAGCATCTCCAGCGGTATCGGGCCTAAGTGTCACCCTTACAACTACTGGTGCAGTGGTTAAAGTTACCATGCAGAGCACTGCAACGAATACTACATGGTCTGCAGGTGCGGGTGTAGTAACACCCAGTTCGACCTGCTGGCTTATACTTGTACGAGACGGCAGTACGGTTGTTAGTACAATGGAAATAGGCACTTCAGCTGTCTCGCCAAGCTCAATCGTTTGGTACGACACGGGCGCTTCTGCTGCCTCACACACCTACACAGTTCAATGTATGACCCAAAACTCTTCTGGTGGAACCTGCACCTTTAACCAAATTCAATTGGTTGCATACGAGTTAGCGTAAATGCCAAAACAAAATGTCAGCATCAATTTTAGCCAAGGGCTAAATACTAAGACTGATCCGTGGCAAGTGCCACTTGGACAGTTTGAGTCTTTGCAAAATTCCATCTTCCAAAAAGGTGGATTGCTTCAGAAGCGTAATGGATACGGTGAGCTTACAGCTCTAAGTCTCAATCAGGCATACCTGACCACACTGAATGACAATCTCACAGCGATTGGTAGCACGGTTAGCGCCTATTCATCAAGTCTAGAAGAGTGGATTACCAAGGGAACGCTACAACCTTGCTCTTTGACTACGCTTCCACTGATTCGGAATAATCTCAATCAAACTCAGTGTGACATCGCTGTTGCAAGCGGCATGGTGCTCACCACTTATACTCAGACCAACACGACGACCAGTGCAGTTGTAACGTCATACCTATATGCACTCGCTGACGCCGTAACCGGCCAAAATATAATTGAACCATCTGCAATTCCTGTCTTGGCCGGTGGAGCAATTTCCGGTAGCTCCAGAGCATACGTAGTTGGGAATTATTTTGTAATCGTGAGTCCTGTGCTTGTATCCAGCACGACATTCCTGCAGTACGTCTCAATTCCCATCAGTAATCCAGTAATTTTGGCCACTAACCTGGCCAATGTTTCGCCAGCTCAAAACGTGACTACTGACGCTTACGTTCCCATCACCTCAAATCCAGGTTGGGATGGTGCAACGGTAAATAACTCATCCAACAACGTCTTGGTGGTTGCCTATAATACTACGACTGGCGCTCAAGGCATTCACGTTTCTTCTTTGACTGCACAACAGATAGCGGCCAACTCTGCCAGTACTGTCATTCACGCATTTGCAAACGCCGCTTACATTGGTGCGATTGTATCGGTCTGTGCAGATATAACTTCAAACCCAAACGTCTTTTATGTCAGCTTCTGGAACAATTCGACAAGCAACGGCTATACATGTGCCGTTTATCTCGGATTTGGCGGCATCACCACTCAATTTACGCCGCAACAAATTATTAGCAGTGTATCGGTGACAAATCTCGCATCTGCCGCACAGAACGGTAGTTGCCTAGTTTTTAGTGAAGTTTCAAATGCCTACTCTTATGATTCTACCATTCCATCAAATTTTATTGACGCGGTTACAGTGTCTTCTGCTGGTACAGTGGGAACGCCTTATGTGGCGATCAGAAGTGTAGGACTTGCAAGTAAAGCATTTATCGTTGGCGGATCGGTTTACTTTCTTTCTGCTTTTCAAAGCACGTTTCAGCCAACTTATTTCTTGGTGAATGGATCTACAACAACTGCCGCCAGTCCCATCATCGTTTCAAAATTGGCTTATCAGAATGGTGCTGGATACGCGCCTTTTGGATTACCCAACGTAGCCGTTAACGGCAGCGTAGCGCAACTTCCATATCTTTATAAAGACGATGTTGAAGCCTTGAACACCTTGAACAATCCACAACAGACAACTGCTGGTGGTATCTACAGCCAGACGGGTGTCAACTTGGTGTCCCTTACTCTTGGGACTTCAGACATCGACACGGCAGAACTTGCCAGTAACCTTCATATTTCTGGCGGATACCTAAGCCAATTTGACGGCTACCTGCCGGTTGAGCACAACTTCTTTCTATTTCCTGATTCTATTGAATGTAGCTACAACGCATCTTCTACAGTTACGCCAACTGGCACTGTTACGTCTGGGTCCAAGGTAATTACCACTGTCTCCAGTGTGTCTGGAATAGCGCCAGGCATGACCATCACAGGTACGGCCATCCCAGCAGGTGCCGTTGTTGTTTTGGTCGGGACCTCGACCATAACCATTAGTGCTGCCGCTACAGGCAACCACACCTCTGAAACATTGACCATCCAGGGTAACATTGCCGCCGTTCCTGTTGGCGGCACTGCAGGTCTCGGTGCTTACTACTACACGGCCACCTATGAGTGGACTGACAATCAAGGATTACCTTACCGCTCAAGTCAGGCAATACCAGTTCCAATTACTACCACGGGATCTGGTGCCACAGGCACCGTCACGATTAGCGTTCCCACATTGCGGTTGACTGCCAAAGTGGCCAATCCCGTCAAGATCGTCATCTACCGCTGGAGTGAAAACACTCAAGTCTACAACCAAGTCACGTCCATCACCGCGCCAGTTCTAAATTCGACAACCGTAGACTACGTATCTTTTGTTGACACTCTTCCAGACGCGAACGTTGTGGGAAATAACATTCTCTACACGACTGGTGGAGTTGTTGGAGACTGCAATGCTCCTAGCTCCACCATTATGACTCTGTTTGATACCCGTCTGTGGCTTGTGGATGCTGAGAATCCAAATATGCTTTGGGTGAGCAAACAGGTCATTCCTGGAACCCCTGTAGAAATGTCGAATCAGTTCACCATCTATGTGGCACCAACTACTGGCGTAATCAGCTCACTAGG